TTTAAATCTCTAAATAAATTAAATGTTTCACTTTCATCTTGTAGTAATCCAAAGTCATCAGCTTTCCAATACTCATCATCATATGTTCTAGCGATATCAAGACCCCAGTTTTCTCTTTGTTCTTGAGTTAACATAGCTTCCCAATGATCTGATTCATGTGATAAGTACTCATCTTTAAAGTCTGTAACATCTTGATAACCAGTACTCTGATTACTCCAAGTTCTTTGTAATGCTGACTTCTGTTCAATGGTTAGACCACGCCAAGTATCAGTATCAAATAAACTAGTTAAAGCTTCAGCTGTATAAAGACCAGCCTGATCACCTACTTTAGACCATTCTCCACCTTCAAAAGTATCCCATTGAAACGGATTAACTACTCCTTCATCACTAATAGAATAACCTAGATCATTCTCTACAAAATGTAATTGATCAGCTGTTACTTGTAACTGACCTTCTCTATCATCTCCTGTATACTCACTGATAAAAGAGGTAGCAGCTTTACCGTAGGGATTACTGTAGTTATATTCTTGACCTGTCCATTGATAATCTGGATTCCAAAATCCTTCATGCCACATAGCAAAGTTAACTTGATGTGGAGTCCAAGCATAATAAGAATCACCTGTACCTGCACCAACTTGTGATTTTACCCAGCTATCAGGTACATTATATCCTCCTACAAAAGTACCACCATCTTCTCTCTCGTCCCAACTTTTATTGTAGAAATCCTTACCTACAATTGCTCTTCTATCTGCATTAGTTAGTAAGTGTTCTGGTTTTTCAGTAAGATCTGTGCCTTCCCATGTATCCTTAGATTCACCCCAGTAATCTTTAGCTTGTCTTTTCCAAGCTTGAATAGCCATGGGATGTAACTCTCTTCCTCTCCATTCTCTAGTGTTTCCTTTTAAGTCTGAGTCATAGTACTTCCATTGATTTCCTTCTACTGGATCTGCCCAATCTAAATAGTTATCAGGCTGTTTATCCATACTAGGTCTTGTATGAGCAAAACCAGTCGAAGCTACAGTAGGACTTATGTAATCATATATATCCCACGAATCTATTTCTCTTCCTGATGCAGTTGTAAACTTTGCCATTAATCATCCTCCAATCTATTACTCAGCCACTCAATGACTGATCGTTGTCCTGCTTTATACATAATTGCTCCTATAGTTTCTTTAGGATGTGGGTTAACTGGTGGAAATTTTTCCTCCAGCTCTAGGAGGATTGACTCTATGTTAGGGCCGAGTAAAGGCTCAAGCGTATTGGGGTAGGTTGACATTGCTATGCTCAAAGAATGCTGGCATTCGTGCTGATCTGGTGTCAGAAAGTTGTGGTGCCTTTCCTTCATACATTAATCGATCTGATGAATCCAGCCAAAAATTTTTGTCCAAATATTTATCGGTAGTATTTATACCTAGTGGTTGAAAGATCCAATTAATTGTGGCCTTCCTAAGTTTGTCCAAAGAATTACTAGGGCGTAGACCCATAGCAGCACTGACGAGAGAATTACAGGCAACATGTACCTGCTCGTCTCTGGAGATATCTGCCGAGGTCGTGCGTAGACCAGCATCACCACAGAACCTAAAAAAAGGTAAGATAACAAAGAAGATTGCACGTTCAGCTACCAATGCTTTTAATATAGTGTGATCAGGGTGAGATTCCCAAGCATCACGTAACTTGAGAGCCTCA